GGTGAAAGCTAAATGGCTGTTAATACAATAGACCGACTTGTAATTGCCTCTAATGGAAATACTACTGACTTTGGTGATTTAACGCTTAGTATTTTTGAACATGCAGGAGCAGGAGCAGGAACAAAAACTTTTTTTGCAGGAGGTAACTCTTTAACTAATGTAATACAAACGGTAGTAACTGCTTCTAATGGTAATGCAACTGACTTTGGCGATTTAACTGCTACTAGAAGACGAGCAGCTATGGCAGGGAAAAGTACAAGATTACTTATATTAGGTGGTAGAAGTTCTAGCGCACAAGTTAATATTATAGAATACATCGAAACTGCTTCAACAAGTAATTCTATAGACTTTGGTGATTTACACGCAACAGTAAGTCAACTTTCTGCTACTAGTAGTAGTGTTAAAGTTGTTACAGGTGGGGGTATATCATCTGTAAG